TTTATGGAAAAAAGCACAAAAAAAATCTTAAAAGCAAAAAAAGAACGTAATTACAGTAAAGTACAGAAATTACAACAAAAACAAGACCTTCCACAAAAAACAACAAAAATGGAAGATACGGTAGGGTATATTAAAGAAAATTACCCGGAAACTGAACAAGACCTTCAACAAGTACTAAATAAGATGTACTTAACATTTTGCAAAAAACAGTTTGATTACGGCCCAGGCAATATCGCTATGGGAACTTCGCTTAAAACCGAAGAAGAAGTCAATATGGCTTTACTAGGTATTATAGTAAGGCTGAATGATAAGATAAACAGGCTAGTTAACCTTTCAACTAAACATAACTTCGAAGCACAGAACGAACCAATCGAAGATGCATTTTTAGATACTGCTATATATGCAGCGATGGCGTTAATAGTCAAAAACCAGAAATGGGGTAAATAATGGCGAAAGCTAAAAAAACAACCTCAAAAAGAGGGCGTAAGAAAAAAGCGTTAACTTTTTGGGATAGAGTAGCACGTGGAATCGAGAGATTATTTTCTTCAGCACTTCCGAAGAGAGGCAAATAATGGCCGGAACTAAATGGACTGAAGAAGAAATACTAATCTTAGATAAGTATTCAAGGACAAACAAGTCTGCATTTGAACTATATCAAATGATTAGAATTGCTGGATACAATAGAACATATAAAGCAGTGACTAGAAAGATAGAATCTTTAGGTTTAAGAAAACCTGAAAGATATGCAACTGGACACGATATGACTATTGGATACTTGGATATTGAAACAACCGGATTTAGTGCTAATATAGACTTAATGCTATCTTGGTGTATAAAAGGAAGAGGTGACAAGAATGTTGCTGGAGCCTGGATTACTAAAGAAGAGCTTATGTCTCCAACGCAAGATGCTAGGATAGTTGAGCTTCTAGTAGAGGAAATGAACAAATATGATGTAGTTTATACTTACTATGGAACTAGGTTTGATATTCCTTTTATTAGAACAAGAGCATTACATCACGGAACATACTTCCCTCTTTATAAGAAAAAATCTCATAAAGACTTGTATTATCCCGTAAAATCAAAACTTAAGCTACATAGGTCTTCTCTTATGGCAGCAACAGAGTTTTTTGGTATTGCTGGAAAAACAAGAGTATTGCCTGAGCATTGGGCTAAAGCTAGATGGGGCGATGAGAAGTCTATGAAGTATATATATGACCACAATGTTGCAGATGTAGTAATTCTAGAAAAGTTACACAGAAAGCTAGAAGAGTACATTTGTCCAACAGTAAGACCAATATAGGAGAAACAATGGCTGAAAAAGAACAAAAAGTGAAATTAGTTCATAATGAAAAAGAGTATGAGTTTTTACCTTCTGAATTATCAGAAGAAGCAATAGCTCAATACAGAAGAGCAAATCAAATAGGTAGTGCCTTATTCCAAATGGAGCAAGACCTTATGGAAAAACGCTTTCTTTTGAATAACTATATTTCTTTCGTTGTTGCAGAATTAGACAAAGATGTTGACGACAAAGAGAAAAAATAGTTAAATTATGAAAACTAGAACAGTAAACGGAGAAACTAAATACTTATTTGAAAACGTTGAAGAGTTTAGAGAGTATCACCCTTCACTACCTATTTGTAGTGATTGGAGACATTCTTCTGTAGACGATTGGATTGTTTCAGATGATGGTCAAGTTTGTCAAGTGCTGTTTGTCGGTCTACTTAAAAGACCTGACAGAAAAAAAGAGACTACATTTATAAGAACTATTATAGGTTCTTTTGTTTGCGGTCCAAACGTTACTATGGAGGGAGAAATGCGTACTAATATGCATACCTTCGCCAAAGATGGTAAATCTCCCTCGGTACGTAAAAAAGAAAGAATAAAGGCGACAGAAAAAGAATTCTTATTTGCTAAGTATGTAGCAAAAGGAGATGACGTCGTAGAAGCCTATATGAATGCTTTTCCTAGTAAGAAAAAATCATATGCTGCTTCTCAGGCTAAATTGTTGCTTAAAACAGACAGGGTAAAAAACTTGATTAGAGAAGAAGTAGATAAGCATTTAAATGAAGCTGAGATTACTCCAAAATATCTTTTAGAAGAAATGAGGAATGTAATAGACAAAGACGAATCTAGCGATAGAGATAAAATTACAGCGCTAACAACATTAATGAAAATATCTGGAATGATGGACACTGAAAAGAAATCAGAATCAGTTACTTTATTTCAAGGTTTTTCTAAGGAGCAACTAAATGCAATTCAAGAGTCCAAATACGAAAAATTGGCTGAAGTTAAAGCAGATATCAAAGAGAAATAGGTGTCATATATGTCACTACCATCTTAAAAAGACGGCAGTATATATATGGGATGCTAAGAAAAAAGATTGTACAGCAATTAAATGTTTTAACTGCTTGACAATTTATTCTACAAAATTTAACATAATAGAGATGGGAATTCCTAAAAGTGTAGGGTATGCATGATGAGACTCGCAGTTTATGGAACATTAAGAACAGGATTTATAGATACTGGGAAGGTAGAAGGATTTAGCCTAGTATTTCCAGGAACTAAATCTTTTCCAGCTATCATTAAGAATGAGAAAGGAAAAGGTGCGGTTGTAGAGATGATGGACGTAACAGAAGAAGACCTGGTTATGTATGATAGATATGAAGGAGTTGATACTGGATTGTATATAAGAACAACAGTTCCTGTTAATCTGGATAATGGAAAGACAGAAAAAGCTTGGATATATGTTGCAGGACCTAAGTTATGGCAGAGTTCTAATTCTTTCACTGAAGTTCCAGATGGAGATTGGCATTCTATGAAAACGTTAACAATGCTAGACAGGGTTTATGAAAAAGAATTCCAAGAAGCCTGAAAATTTTAATATAATCCCTCCAGACCTATCTCAGAAAGAGAAAGCTCTTGAGTTAGCTAGGAAAGATATCATTACTTTTGGTCAAATGTTTTTACCGGAAGATTTTATGAAATCAAGCCCTGCTCCGTATCAATATGAATTAAGTGACCTTCTTTTAGGAGAAGAAAAAAGAGCTTGCATAATACTTCCTCGTGGTCACGCAAAATCAACTTTAGCTAAAACAGCTTTATTATACCAATTATATTTTTCTCCTCCAGAAAAAAAACAATTTATCGCTTGGGTATCAGAAGAACAATCTCAGGCAATTGACCATATCAAATATATTCAAAACCATATAGATATCAATCCTGCTCTTCAATATTACTTTGGAGACCTAAAAGGAAGTAAGTGGACAGAGAAAGAATTTACCACCGCCAGAGGAGATAGAATTATTGCTAAAGGTACAAGTCAGCGTTTACGTGGTCGTTCTCAATTAGGTCTTAGATATACAAATATTATTCTTGACGACTTTGAATCTGAGTTAAATACTAAAACTCCAGATAGAAGAAGAGAGATTAAAGAATGGGTTATGTCTACAGTTGAACCTGCTTTAGAAAATTCTAAAGAACAAGAAGGTTCTATTTGGCTAATTGGAACAATAGTACATTATGACTCATTTTTGCAGGGAGTATATGATGGATGGCTTGATGCTGAAAAGAATGGGACTAAATCTCCTTGGAACGTTCTTTATAAGAAAGCTATGGTTGACGGAGTTCCTTTGTGGCCAAACTATTTTTCAAAGAAAAAGCTAGATGATATTAAATCTAGATTCTCAAGTATGGGTCTTGTTCATAAATTTGCTCAAGAATATATGAATGAAGCAAGAGACCTTGAAACAGCTAAATTTAAAATAGATAGAATTAATAAGTATAGAGGGCATTTAGAAGAAAGAAACGGATTTAATTATATGATGATTGATGAATCTGCTATTCCTGTTAATGTTTATATGGGAGTTGACTTGGCATATGAAACAAACGCTAAAAGCGACTTTCAGGTAATAATGACTATAGGAATTGACAGTGATAGAAATATATATATAATAGATTATTATAGAGAACATTCTCCGTTGTATGATATGCCTAAGACTATTATTGAGCTAGCTAGAAAACACCATCCGGTTAGAAGAGTGAATGTTGAAAAAGTAGGAGCTCAAGGAATTATTAAAGACCACGTTAATAAGTTGGCTGGTAAAGATAGAAAATTAGCTCCAGGTCTTTCGCAGGGAATAAGACCTCCTGGAGGCATTAAGAAAGAAGACAGATTGGAAGCTCTATTATGTCCAATAGTAAATTCCAGAAAACTTTTCATAAAAAAAGAGCACGAAGATATACTGGATGAAATGTTTGAGTTCCCAAAAGGTAGAAATGATGACCTTCTTGATGGTCTTTGGTATGCAGTAACTACCGCAAAACCACCTAAAAGTTCTGCAGTCGATATATCTACTTTAGACGAAAGATTAGCCAATAGAGAAAAAAATATAGCGTCTAGAGCAATTAATTGGGTTACAGGACAAAAAATTTAAATATCTCTTGACTAAAACGTCTATTTTTTTTTATTTTTAAAGTAAAAACAATATCGGGAATATATGGCAGAATACGACGAAAATAAAAGTAAGCCTCAACTATCTAGAGAATTATTTAGAAGATGGAGAGACGCTAGACAGCAATGGGACGGAGAAGCTCGAAATGCTGTTGATTTTACACTAGGGAATCATTTTACCGCAGAAGAGTCTACAGCTCTACAATCTGTAGGTCAAGCAGACTTTGTTATTGATAGAGTTTATGCTGCTGTAGACAAATTAAAATCATTACTAACAGCAAGACCTGCCAAGTTCTCAGCTATAGCTAGAGAAGATTCAGATAATAAACTTGCTAATGTTTGGAAGGTTATATTAGAATATGTTTGGGATATCTCTAATGGAGATTCTACTTTTAAGCAAGTTGTTCACGATTATGCTGTCACGGGCTTAGGATATATGTATGTATATGTCGACCCTGAAGCCGATTATGGAAGAGGAGAAGTAAAGTATACTCACGTAGACCCTTTTAGAGTATATGTAGACCCTGCATCAAGAGATAGGTTTTTTAATGATGCTTCAGGTATGATACTTTCCACCTTTTTAACAAGGCAGCAAGTTTTAGACTTATATCCTCAATTAAAAGATATGATTGATGATATAGAAGTTGGAAACAATTCTCTGTATGGAGAAGACTACCCTACTTCTAATCTAAAGAACAGCAACAATGTTCTTACGCCGGCAGAGGCAAAAAATTTAGATTACAATGTTAATCAAAAATATCAAATATTAGATAGATTTTACAAAATTAAAGTTCCTTTTTATAGAATATTTAACACATTAGATGGAAGCGAAAAGATTGTAGACCCTGATGTTTATTCTGTAATTATAGAAGACCCTCAAACTCAGGAAGCAATAGAAAGAGGAGCTATTAACGTAGAAGAAATTATGCAAACAAGAATTGCTCAATGCAGTAGCATTGGAGATGTTTTATTATATGAGCGTATTTTGAATACTGATATATACCCGATTGTTCCATTTGCAAACATTTGGACCAACACTCCCTATCCAAAGTCGGATGTGAACAAGGTTAAAGACTCCCAAAGACTTTTAAATAAGTTATTCTCTTTAACCTTGTCACACGCTCAGTCTGCAGCAGGTTTAAAACTTTTAATACCTGAAGGAAGTGTTGATAGCGTTAGTCAGTTAGAAAAAGATTGGGCAAACCCAAATGCGGTTATTGAATATAATCCAGAGTTTGGTGAGCCTCACTACCCTCAACCAGCTCCTTTAACTAGCGAGTTTTATTATTTAATAGATAGGGTAGAAAAATATATAGATTTAAACTTTGGTATTCCAGAGTTATTACA